TGCTCCTGAGCCTGCTCCCAGAGATCGTGAAACCAGTTCAGACCCGCAGGGGTAGTAATGAACCAGGCGGGACCGTTCTGATCCGATAGGGCGGGCCGTAGGACCATCTCCCACGCCGTCTGCTTGACGTAGGCGGCCTCATCGATGACGAGCGCCGAAAGGCTGACGCCCCGCAGGCTGTCCTCGTTATCCGCGCCCCGGAGAGCGATCAAGCTGCCGTTAGCGAACTCGATCGATAGGTCCGACTCGTTGCGTTTGACGACGAGCTCTTCAGGGGCCATCGCCTTTAGTTGACGCCATGCGATCTGCTTCGCCATCCGGTAGTTCGCGGTGACGTACCAGCACAGGCTTCCGGGCTTCTCCATCGCCCAGCAGATCAGCCGAGTGATGCAGAGATAGGTCTTACCGAAACGACGACCGGAGCAGAGCAGCTTGAATCGCTTATTCGCCTCCCACACCTCACGCTGCGGCCCCGTGAGCCCCTCGGCTAGCCCGTCAACGTATCCGCGCAGGTCAGCCTCACTGAAGGGCGCTGCGGACTCGATAGCAGAGAGGATCGAGCCCCCCGGGACTGACGCCAGGATGCTCATTCAAACAACCGCGCGACCTTCGCGGCTTGATTCACGCAACCTAGGGCGACGCTGAGGTTTCCGGTCTTCCGGGCCTCTTTCTGAATGCTCGAAAGCTGGGCAAGGATCTCCGCAGTGAAGCTGCGCCGGTCGATCTCCCAGTCGGCGCGGATAAGCTCTCTCGCCTTCGCGATGTAGTTGTCTGTCTGCCGATCCGAGACCCCCCACTCATTCGCAGAGTATTGAACGATCTCCGAGCGCACCGCCCCGTTCGCTAGGAGGCGGGCAACTCGGTTAACCCGCATATCGACTTCGATCTTCGTTGACTTAGACATCAGATCGGTTTCTCGAGGATGTAACCGGCGAAATCACCGAAACGGAACCACTGATAAGGCACGCCGGGGAGTTGAGCCAATGTTATGGGCCTTTGCACTCCCGCAAGAGACAATTCCTTCTCAATTATCTCCTGAGCGTTTACACCGGCCTCGTATTTCCCTGCAAGGGTTAAACGAGTCATCACGGTGCCGAAGTAACCGTGGTGAGTTTCGAGCTTGTCGAAGATGATAATTGCGCCGCCGGGTCGGCACTTGTCGAGGAGCATTCGCAAGAAATCGCGGCGCTTGCTCGGCTCGACGAACATCAACGTCAAGAACGAGATGCCTAGGTCGAAGGGCTCGTATTCGTAAGACTCCGCCGGAGAGCAGACAAAGATCCCCGGGGCGTTATAGATCTTCCGCATCTCGTCAGAAGGATCGATGCCGACGAGTCGGGCGTCTCGAGCTTTTAGCGTCGCCTCGAGGCTGCGACCGATGTTGCCGGTAGCGCAACCGATGTCGTAGACCAGCCCGCCCTTTGGGATGTAATGCCGTGCGATGTGAGTGATCGCGGCGGTTGCTAAGTCGTACCAGGGAAGCTGTTCGCGGACGTGATTATCAAAGCCGGTTGCTACATCCGGCGTTTCAAATGTCCAACTAGCGGGTATCTCCACCGATTTTTGACAAGATCTCTTGCTCAATAGTTTTAGCAACCTGCGCCATCATTAACGGAGGAACTGCACGACCGATACGTTCCCACTGCTGAATAAAACTGCCGGTAAGGATGAAATCATCAGGGAAGCCGCCGATTCGGCGAAGCTCTCCGAGGGTGAGGGTCCGAGGCTCGGCCCAGTGATAAAGCTGTTGCGTGCCTTGAGTGATCGCGTTCGCCGGGCGGTCCGGTGATTGCTTGTAGTGAGTGAGGAAGCTCGTCTTGCCGGTTAGCCGTCGGCAGACGTCGCCGAGGGTTTCGCCGGGCTTAGCTCGGAGCCAATAGCGGTAGGTCTCCGACTCTTCGTTTAGCTGCTTTGAGGTCGTATCTGCGGGGGTAGGCGTTAGGGCTTCGCCGACGGTGTAGGCGTAAGGGAAGGGCTTCGGGTGTGCGGGCTCGAGGCCGAGATCATTCCGAACCCCGACGAAGATCGTGCGCGATCTCATCTGCGGGACGCCTAGCCAGCGAGCGTCGAGGACCCGGCACCTGACGTTGTACCCGCAGTCTCGAAGAGCCTGCAGGATCCGCTTGAAGTAACCCTTGGCGGTTCCTTTGACGAGGCCGCTCACGTTTTCAGCAACGAATACCTTCGGCTGCACGCCCTTCAGGATCCGGGCGTATTCGTAAAAGAGATCATCGACCCGCTGGGCTCCGTCGCTGTACTGCTTGACCTTGCCCCAGCCTTCCTCACGCCGTCCTGCGGTCGAGAAGGCGGAACAGGGCGGTGATCCGTCGAGTAGATCGAGCTCGCCTCGTTCAAGCCCGGCACGCTCGAGGAGCTTCTCAGGGGTCAGGGTTCTGATGTCTGACCCGTCGAGGTAGCTGTTGGGGTGATTCGTCTTGTAGGTCCGCTGAGCCTCAGGGATGAACTCGTTTGCGTAGATGACGCGGAAACCCGCCATTCGATAACCGAGGCAAGAGCCGCCGCAGCCTGAAAAAGTCGAGGCGACCTTGAACCCGTTCCACGGCGTTGCTTCGATCTCCCGCATTGACGGGACGTTGTAGGGCGGCTTCATTTCTGCTTGCGGATTTTGTTGTAGGCACCGATTGCAGATACGGAGCCGGGGACGTAGAGCATCGCGGTTGCGCCGAGGCGCTCAGCGATCTGCGAGTCACCTAGTTGCAGGTTCGTGTGCTTCGGGAGCTTGAGGGAGTCGAGCTCAGGGAAGGCCGCACGCAGGACCTCTTTCTGCCGTGGCTTGTTGAGCTCGTCCCATGATCGACCGAGCAAAGCATGAAAGACCTTCGGATCGAAATAAGGGTTGACGAGATCGACGTCAAAGGACGAGCAGATCCGCTTGATGCAGAGCTTGCCGGCAGCGTCGGTGTTCGCGAAGTAAGCGTTGCGGAACTCGTCGAACTTCTCCTGCGGCTCTCGGAAGTGAATCATGGCTTTCTTCGAGAGTCCGAAGTGCCCGTCGGTTCCGAGGCCGGTGACGAGGGTCTGCCCCTCGAGTTGCCGGGCTAGGTAGAAGAAAGGGAAGCCGCACTCGATCCGAGCCTTCTTGCTGAGCTTGTACTGCTTGATCAGTCGGGTGATCGTGCGAATGATCTCTTTCTGACCGCTAGGGAGTAGGACCGGCTCGAAGTCGAGGTCGAAGTGATCGGCGACCGCTCGAGCGTGCTTGAAGTCAGACGACTCGAAATCGTCAAAGGTGAACGAGACGATGCGAGGCCGCTTACCTGCGGCGACGGCAGCAGCGACGAGCGTGCACGAATCAAGACCCCCCGACGTCGCGACGGCGAAATCGAGGGGCAGGGGAGCCAGGAGGCTAATCAGGAGGTCTCTCAACGTCTCGGGGCGACTTCGATCAGTTCGGCGTCGTTCTCGAGGGCGAGGGACTCAGCGAAGGCGCGAGCCTCGGCGGGGTTGAGGAAGCGTTTGCGCTTCTCCTCTTTCCATGCGCACATGATCGGATCTTTCACGAAGGTGACGACCGACCACTTAGGGGCGCGACGGTTGTAGGGGGGGACTAGACGGATTTGCATTGGGAACGCTCCCGGTTGCTGTATACGGATTGTAGGGGTGCCGCAGGCGGTTCGTCCAGCTACGACTTGCCGCTCCATTCGTACCCGCAGGAGGGGCAGCGGTGCTCGGTGGTGATGTCGTCGTCTACTTCGTCGAAGTCTTCGGGGGGAAGGGCCTCGACCTCGGTCTCGAGGATGCCGTCGAGATCGTCCTGCGAGAAGAAGAGGGAGATGTCGTGCTGCTCGCCGAGGCGGTTCAGCATCTCCTGATCCCACTCGGAGAGATCAGCGGTGCGGTTATCGGCGAGGGCAAGGCCGACCTTCTGCTCTTCGGTAAGGCCGGTGCGTCGGACAGCGATCACTTCGTCGCCGTCGGTCTCGATCACGCGGATGCGGTTGATGCCGGCCTCCTTAGCGCCCTCGACAGTGCCGTTACCGGCGAGGATGCGGTTGTCCTCATCAATGACGATCGAGCGAGCTGCGCCGTAACGCTGCAGTGACTCCTTGATTAATTCGGCCGAACGATCAGTGCGCCTGCGTGCATTTTTGTGGTCAGACTTTAGATCCTTGATCGATGTCACTGAAATTGTTTTTCAACGTCCAGTAAGACATTAGCTGCTTTACTTTCGGCTCAACTAAATGCATCGAACTCACCGTCCCGACATATTCCCCGACCTGCACCCGTACGCAGCCATCGTCGAGGGTGCGGATCTTGGCTGCGGGCATAGGCGAGGTTGAGGCGTCGCTCATAGTCGAGGAAGGCACGGAGCTCATTGTCATGCTGCGCGATGCGGAGGCGTTCGTCGAGGTTCATCTCAATAGAGGAAGGGGGTGTCGGGGGTGAGTCGGCCTCTCGTCCCCCTAGAAGATCGAGGGCCGTCCGGCTTTTCCTGCGCAGCTCTGAACAGGTTTTGTATGGCTTAGGAGGCCCCGACAGGGGGGGCTAGTTCGTCCGGTCTAGGTACTCAAGGACCCAGAACCATATCTCGGTCGGGGCGTACTGACCCGCGACGTAGTAGGGGGTGCCGTCCTCGAGGATGCTGAGGCGACCGTAGTTGCCGGGCACGAGAGGTTCCTCGCTTCGTATACGGACAGGATAGCGGCGGTGTACAGCGTCGCGCTGTCGGCGCATTTCGTTGCCGTCCTGTCGCCACAGGCGCTGCGCTTCGGGGCCGTGCCCGTAGTCGCGCCAGTCCCGTCGAGCCTGGCTGCGGACGTAGGAGCGAAGATCAGAGATCGTTTTCATCGAATCCCTCCTCGAGCTCGAAACGGCGTTGATCGCAAGGCTCTTCACC